CGGGGAAGTCGTTCCACTGTGCGCGGATTTTGTTGTATTCTTTGCCGTAGAATTCGTGATTGCCAAGGACATATACGACCTTGTAAAAACGCTTGCACATGGCAAATAGGAAGCCTTCGGCATCGAGGCCAGTGGCGACATCGCCAGCAAGGATTAGGACGGTCGTCTTATCGTCCTGTTGCGGCATCGGCGTAAAATTTGTTGTGCGGTCTTCAAACTCTAAGTGAAGATCGCTCATTAGGCGAAATTTCATCAGTATTTTCCTATATCTAGTGTTTATTATAGCAGGATTCGAGGGCAAAAGTCAAGCGGAATGTGCTACCAATAATCAATGACTTACGTTATGTCCACAGTCCTTTGCGAATTTTCATTAGCGCGATTAGCATTGCTTCCTCTTCGTTGTCCCATTCTAAGTCTTGCGCAAAGCTGTCTTTGGACCACTGGGTAATCTTTGCAGACATCTCAGGATTAGCTTGCTTCCATTTGTTGCTTAAAATTTTAAGGCCATGCTCGCCGCTGTCGGGTGCCTCGAGTTCCTGCCTGTTAGGGTAAACGTCCTTCCACCATGTATACAGTATCATTACCTGTATTGCGCGAGAAGCTTGTCCTGCATTGCGTTCGTGTTCGCCAAGGTCCGGACTTGCTAGTGTCGATTCCCATTCTAGGTGCTTCATGCCTAGCTCTCGGCTGCGTCGCTCGTCTATTCTTAACACACTTGGAATTTTTCCGCGCCAGCCGTATATCTTTTTACGCTTTTCGTAGTCGAATACAGTCGCCATATTTGCGCACTCGATTTCCACATAATCAACGAGCAATTCAAAATTCGCATGTAACATACGAGTGTCAATTTCGTGATATCCTGGTGGTAGTTTGGTGTTTACGAGGTGGTATCTTCGGACAGTACGGTAGCGTATGCCCCAAGCTATATTGTGTAGAACGTTACCAATTTGGGCAAATTTATCGCTTAATACTTCTGCAAAAAAGTAGCGAATGCGCGCTTCTTTTTTAAATTTAGCATTAAACTCGTCCCAGCCATCCATATCCAGAGAATCGGGCGGATTAAAGTGTAACCACTTTCTAAATTTCTTTAGCATAAGTGATATTATACACTAAGTTATACCGAATGTCAACTTATTTTCGTGCTGAATCACTTCCAGATTTTGAAATAAACTCGTTAAGCTTCTGTGCTTCTGCTATTACCTCTTCCGAGGTAGGTGCGGAGTCAGGTTGACCGTGACTAGAATTTGCTCCTGCTGCCCTGTGCTTCGAGAGCAAAATTTCAAATGCTAGTGCCAGCAAGTCTGCGCGTAATTCAAACGGGGATTTTCCTTGTGCCATTATAAAACTCTCCTTGTGTGCTGTGTGCTAATAATAACATATGTATTTATCAGCTTTTATTATTTAGGCACCACTAGTCCAGATTTCTTTACGAGTGCAATTTCGCTTGCATATTCTTCATAGGAAGTAGCTGCATCGGGCCTAGGCTTCATGATTGCAATGATAGCTGTGCGCTGATAAATTACGTCGGCTTCTGGATCACCAAGCATGGAAGCCGGGGCTAGACCAACTAGACCGTTCTGTGGATTTACTTGTAGGCCGCAAGGCTTTTTAATTGTAATACTTTCTTTGTCCATTGATGTAATTTTGCCGATCAGCTCATCACCTGTGCTAATGCGGAATGCAACAATCTTACCAACTTCAAAAATCGTTTCTTTATTTTCTAACATTTTATGCTCCTGTATTCATGTCGTGTGTGTTTACGGTGTCGGAAGTCAAATCTACAACCTCGCATGAACCAGAGGAACATGCAAGTGTTTGAGCGCCTGCCGTATTATCTTCGTGTTCGTATTCGGAAAGTAGTGACCAGTCAACATTCTTAGGCATTTTGCTTACTAGCTTATCGTATGTTGCTTTGTCAATTTCCTGATACGGTGCTTGACGATATGAGTGATTTGTGTGTGGCAAAAATGAAACACCGCTCATATAGTCGAAGTTCTTGTACACCCAAGCACCAACCTCTAACCATTCTGCTTCGCGTACAAAGACGGTAATAGATGGTTTGTGTTCGCACCAGTGTGTTGCGTAAATTTTCCATAGCTCTAATTGTTCGATTGCAGTCATGTCGTCGCGCATAACGCTGCCTTTCGGTGATCGAACAGGGAAGCTATAAACTGAGTTATGATTTGGTTTTGTGACGTCGTCCTCGACGGGGAATTCGTATGCATTCATAAAAATAGCTAGCGGATCTTTCTTGTCTGCGCGTACGGTGCGGACATAATATTCGCTGTAGCGCGAGTGAATGCCACTCGCTGAATCTACTAGCTGCGATACTGTTCCTGAGGGCTTGACGCATGTAATAGCTGTTGACTGATTAATGCCTATGGTATCGGCCCACTCTTTGTTTGTTTTTACACAAACTCCTTTTAGGTCTTCGAGGAAGTCGGGTAGCGTAATGTCGCGCTTGCCTTTCTTGCCACTCAAAAATTCATTGTCCATAATGCCTGTGAGGCTAACACCGAGCAATGATTCCTCGATGGTATTGCGCGCCCAGTCTTTGCTAAGGTAGCGAAAGTTTGTGAGCGACGATTGTAGTGTGCCTAGGATGGTTGCGATACGTGCCTTTCTTGCCAGCGATTCAAAATCATCATCGGCCCGCACGACAACCTCAGATAGGTTGCAAAATTGCTTGTTGCGCAACAAAATTTCCGAGCAAGGATTTGTGCCTTTCACGAGCGATCCATCGCGGCGGCCATTTTTGCTTGCGTGTTTTTGTGCTGCTTCTACGTTGAAGATGCCGCGCTCGCCTGATTTGGATTCCACCAGCGACAGCCATTCACGCATAAACGTTTCCATCTCAGGGCGTTCAGTATAGGCTACAGAATTATTTGCTAGGGCACGTTGCACTTCTAACTCCCACCACTTGCCGCTCTTTGCGTGACGCATACGTTCGTCGGACAAGTTCGAGAGTGAAATCAACGCAGAACGTCGAACGCCACCTACTACAACTATGTCTCCAATTTTGCACATAAGGTCATGACACTCAATGCTTGTTAGTTTGCGACCTGCTGCGTTACGGAAAATATCAACGGTGAAACGGAATAGCTCGTCCAAAGGTGCTGGACCCGAACTGCGACCACCAAATGTTTTTAGACGCGCGCCTGCAGGACGTAAGCGTGTCAAGTCCCACTTAGGAATGCGACCATTGTATAGCATGGCGATCAATTCGCGGAAGCTGCTCGCCCAGCCAAGCTTGGAATCAGGTACAACAATCGTAGATTCGCTGTCGAAAAAATCTTCTGCGACTGGCGGCAAATTTGCGACCTCTTGACGCTCTACGCTAAACCCAACGCCAGTACCGCACATCAAAATATACATTGTCTCGTCAAATGCACGAATCGAATCAACCGCAAGAAATGAGCAGTTATAGCCTGCGACTGCGTCGCGAGATAATGCCTTGCCTGCTGCCATTAAGCACCGCATAGAAGGCATTACTTCTAGGTTCAAAATTGAAAACTCAAGTTCGGGGCGAACTTTGTTATATGCTTTTACAGAGTCAGGATAGTGTTCGGCAAGATGACCTTCAAAAAAGTCAAGGTAGCGTGTGATCGTATCGAGCCAAGTCTCGCGCCCGCCTAGGTCTTCTCGGTATCGCGCGTATCGGCTTAGGTGAATAAATTGTTGGTACTCGGTAGGTAATGTGACGACGTGCTTTCCATTGCCATTACCATTGGAGGCGGCTTTTTCCATTCTGTGTAGCTCCTGTGTTTTGTTATTATTTTATGTGGTACATTTCTATATCGCAAAATTCGTCTACGATTTTTAAATTCGTGCAATCCGTAATGTTATTTACCTTACCTAACTCGTAATTAAATATACGTTGTTTATCGACCAGAGGAACTAAAAATCTATCACTACCATCATCTATCAGCACGATTGACACTCGCTCCTCGCCAATGGCAAGACAGAGTGTATGATAGATGAGCAAGCTAATTGTGCTTGCACAAAACAATTGATGATATAAAAGTTCCCACGGTGTCGGCCAAGAATCCGGTGTGTAGTAATCAATACACCGTGCCCCAATGGGAACACTTGCAAAAAACTCCGCAATGCTATTTATCTTTTCTTCTTCACTGAGCCCGTTAATCTGTGCGCGGAAATCTCTCCACTTTGCAATACGTTCTTCCGCTGTTGAATTGTTCCATGCTGACATCTATGTATTATACTAGGTTATGTACGGTTTGTCAAATATTATGTTACGGAAAATGGTCCATTTGGTACAATAAAGTTTACTGTGTATCTAGCGACACCCTTGGTGATTCGCACTTCTTCTAACCAACCATCAAAGTTTGCACCGGATTCACTTGGTACGTCAGCAGATCCAACGCGAAGTGGTGCCGTCGAATTAAAGAGTATATTTGAACCGATGGCAGCAGACGTTCCTATGGAAAGCCCGCCAACATAAATGGTAATTCCGGCACTACTGCGAACACAGGCTACATGATACCATGTATCTCCTACAGGATTCCAGGCAGCCGTTAATCCAAAAAAACCAGTCGTGCCATTTGCAGAAAATAGCATTCGTGCTTCATTATTAAAAAAGTCAAAAATCCATGATTTGCCTGCAGTATCTTCCCATTGTGCAGCAAATGTCATATTGGTGGTACCTGGATCGCCGTTGAATCGAGCCCAGCACTCTACCGTCCAGTCTGCATTTCCGAAACTCCAGTCATCATCATCTACCGCGCTTACATAGTCACTTATGCCATCTAATAACAACGACGAGCCGCCCCACTTTGATTGTGCCGTATCTATTTGTGCATTAGAATTAAAGGTAATGGCATGTCCTGAATTAGATTTATCGGCAGTCGTTGTTGCTCCGTCCGATCCATCAAATGACAGGAGTAGAACTACACTAGACCAAAACGGATCATCCCACGTATATTTTTCAACGAATGTTGTTGTCGGTCCTGTACCATACCAACCAACATACACTTCGTTTCTGTCGATTGGGACGTATATCATTCTTGAGTTTGCAGCCTGGATGTTCTGGAGAGAAACCGTAGCGTCTGCCGCACCAGTCACCTCTGTCATATCAAAGGGTGTAACTAAGTCCCACTGTGTGAGAGCCTCACCAGACGGCATTGCCCATACACGTAAGCCATCATCACTAACTATAACATCTTCGCCCACACCTGGCGCACCCGCAACACTTCCTGTACTTTCGAGTGACATCGTTGTAAGGTCCCACGGCGTAGATAGACTATAATATACTACGGCATCACTTAGGCCAGTCAAGAAAAGTTTTGTTCCGTTATTGTGGAAGGAGAAACCAACCAATGTGCTGTTTCCAAATGATGTAGTAGCCGACTGATCTGGAGTAGGAAGAGCCAACCAATCCATTGTATACGGCGTGCTTACGTCAATCCTATACATATCACCGTCATTAAAGCCGCAAAAGTATATAGCCGTACCGTCGTCTTTCCATTGACAATCCATAAATCTAGGGCCGCCGTAATTATTAGTTTGTGCAGATACCGAGTTAAATGTGGCACTAGTAATATCCCAGGCAGGACTCAAATCAAATTCTGCCAATTTAGGGACGTTGCCGTCGAAGTCTTGGTGAATCCACATCTTAAGTCCGTTAGGATGAAAGTCAAGTCCAACGAGTTCATCCATATCTGGAAGCCCTGCAGATGCACCTGCTAGACCAACATATGTAAGATTTACTTCATTGAGATCTGGGAGATTTGCGCCACCTTGGGCGAGGGCAACGTTAAAGCGATAGCTGTTAACTAATATAGTATTACCCACGTTATGCTACGCCGATCAGTGTTAGAATTAAACCTATACCTACGAGTTCATCGAACTCAGCATGGTCTCCCTTGCCATATTCGCTATCAAATACTGGTGTTACGACGGCTAAATCAGGAAGCGTGACAGCAGCAGGTGGCGGGAAATTATACGAATTTATAAGTATTGTACTAGGCATTAGTTGCCATCCTTGCGAGTTGCAGACCAGATGTGCCAACAACCCACACTTCAGTTGTATCTTCTGGATTTACCCAAACTGTATCTACAGAAAAGCCAACTTCTGCATCATTATCAAAAGTACCGATGCTTGTTATAGTGGACAAATCAAAAGGTGTTGACATTTCTAATATTTCAACGCCTGCGGTGCCTGCTCCGCGATAAATGCGAGTGCCATCTTTAGATATTTTGGAACCTCCGACGCTGCCGTTCTGCGTCCAGTTTATTGTACTTTCTTGCCCCAAAATAGGGTTATCGAAATCACCCGCACCACCAGTAAAATCAACCTGCCTTATGCGAGTTAGCCCTGGTCCATCGACATACATGTAAGAAAGATCATCTATCGGATAGAAAGATCGGTCGACCGAGCCCGAATGACCTGATGCCGCTTTATTCATCGCGCCTGTTTCTGCGGATCCATTAATAGTGAAGTTTGTCACAGCGACTCCTACCATGGTGTCGGTTGATCGTTCATATATAATTAATGTTCCGTCTGCACTAGCAAACAGATGTATAGCGTTGGTCACTGTTCGGGTTGCAATTAAAGTAGCGGTATCGGGATCCCAAGGAGTAGAACAAGAAAACGATCTTATTCTGTCTTCGCCAGTACTAGCGAGTGTTATAACGGTTCCGTCAAGGCTCCATATCACACCGCCGGTGAATCCACTCAATCCGTTGAATGCTGCATCTATTGCGACCATGTCTCCGCTACCAGTTTCCCAGCTTTGAATTAGTGTCCAGTCTAACGGATCGTTGTAGGCTGTCGGCGCAGGTGGCGGGAAATTATACGAATTTACAAGTATCGTACTACCCATGTTATGCTACGCCGATTAGCGTTATAATTAATCCTACTGCTCCGGTGCCTGCTCCGTCAATGTCAATTACTATTTCGTCATCATCAGCTAGTGTGCCATCGGAGATAACTGCCGGTACTGCCGCCGTAACACTTGTTTTGTCATCTTGGTCAATAGTTAGTAGCGTCGAAAATACGCTGACTGTATTTTTGTTAACGTCGACAGTGACTGCACCAGAGGTGCTTGCCGTTAGCAGCGATGCACGAACTTCTGTTAGGGTCATACCACGCGGCATTCTAAAATATGCTTTGTCTGTGCCAGAGGTTATCGACGATGTTAGATCAGATGCAGCCAATTGAAAGCTAGTGATATCGTCGCGGGCAGCCGTTAACTCTATGTTTAGATTTGTATGCACTAGGCCTGTGTTTTCGCTAGGAGTAGTCGAATTAACTCGATTCATAAGTGCAGTTACATTTGCTGCTTCGATATGATTATTAACTAGTAGCGACTCAGCTATAAATGTTCCGCCATATGCCGCCGTCGATATAAGTCTATTTGTAATTGTTGCAGATGTTGCGGCAATAGCAGACGTTACGTTTGCAATAGTATTTAATGCATCGACACTAAGATCGGCAGCAACATGCACGCTATAGCCGTGAACGTCGGCTAATGTAAGATTTATTTCGCCGCTTGAGCCGTTAGCAATAGTGAACGTAGTGTTGCTCTGTCGATAATTTTGGCCGCCACTGGTTATGACAACACCAGTAATCGCGCCTGCCGCCGCAGTTACGGTGCCTACAAAACCTGAGCCTGTCGCGCTTATCGCTGTGATCACGTCGCCTGTGGTGTAGCCTGTGCCTGGAGTAGTAATTGTGCTGATATCGAGGATGACACCACGATAAGTGCTGTCCCATAAAATATCGCTTTCGGTTAAAACAACTGCCGGGGTAGGTGTCCCCGTTAGCTCGGCAACAAGCGTGTTAAAAATTGTGCTTGTAAAATTCTCGTCGAATTTTGATTCTGCTATATTATTATCTACAATGCTTTGTGCCGTAGACGTTAGCTTATCCGTATAGACGTTTATCGAAGGAACAGCCAACGCAGGGTCTTGACCCATCCACGCCTGTGATGTATCCGATGTTAATGCTACCTCTGCTGGCAACAACGGCTGCGGTAAATTCTCGCGGCGACCGCGTCTATGTTGGATTCTCGAAATTACTATGTTAGCCATTAGAAGCTCATCCAGCGACGCCTAATGACACGCAATCTTACGTCATCGACAAAAGTATTTGTATATCGTAGCTGTATATCACCTGCTACATATAGTGCTTCAAACGCAATAGCGCCTACTAAGCCAGCATCGCGCACCTCTACCTGCGTATCGTTTAGCGTAGCAGTTCCTGCGCCTACAAGCGTGTTACCGACGATTTGCAACTGACCTGCTACGGTGTAGTTATTTGTGCCAGGTGTGCTACCGGCGATATTGCCGCTGTATTCAACAAAGATTACATCTGATTCTGTTATGTCAAATAGCAAACCTGTTATGTCTGCAAATGCGCCTGTGCTGCCAGTTAAGGTATATTCATCAGGAACTGCGCCGCCAGTATACAAAATATCAGGATCGGATTCTGTTGTTGATGTAATTCTAATTGCATCGAGTGTTGTGTCAACGTCAATGTTAATATTGGTGCCGCTAACCCACGTTAAGGTATCGGTTACGCTATCGGCTGTTGCCGTACCAGTCGGTGCCCACGTAAAGCCAGCGTCGGTATCCGTTACGGTCATATCGCGGAACGTCGATGAACCCACACCGATACCAGAGGTGGTTACTTGTAGGTTGCTAAGTGTCGTTACAAGAAATGCGCCGTGAATTTGATTTATAAGTGCGGCTGCATTTGAGCCTTGTATGGAATTTGAACCAGCTATGCTAAATAGGAAATCGCCGTCGGTCAAGTCAAACGCATTTGTTCCCGTTGGGTCTACCGCTGGGTCATTAATGGCACCGAGGGCATCATATGCTTGCGCGTCTAGTGTGCCTATTCCGGAGTTTGTTATCGCCGTCCTAATGTTTGCAAGCGTGTTAGCAACGTCTACGCTTGTATCGGCTGCTATAAATACTGCCTTGGATTCGTCCCATAGGATATCTGAATCTGTTAGCACAACTGCCGGAGTCGGTGCGCTTGTTAGGTATAGTAGCAACGATGCAAATTCGGATGCATCGAGAGCAGGCGTAAATTTAGCTGATAAAATTTGCGTATCGACGATAGACTCTGCTGCCGAAATATCGCCAGCACCAGTACCGTACGTTCGCACGCCAAAGGGTGGCTGCGCTGGATCTGTTCCGATCCATAGTTCGCCTGTGTCTACTGTTAGTGCAAATTCGCCCGGCAATAACGGCTGAGGTAAGTTTTCTTTGATACCCCTGCGGTTCTGTATCCGCGAAATTACAATTTGATTTGCCATTGATAAAATTCCTGTCAGTTTCTAACAGTATTTATCAAAGTTTGCGCGTAAAGTTATCCGTGCTTGGCGAAGTATTCTTCGAGGCGTTGCGCCCACTTATCTGCGGCTTTGTCGAAATCGACGCCCTCGACAATCCACTCTTGATATTGGCCTGTTTGAGCAGCAAGCATGATAACACCCTTGCGGATTTTTGTATTAAACATCTCATTATGTGCAAGTCCGTATGCGACCACCTGCAATTTATAATCCTCGATCCATTCTTCCTTGCGGAATGATCGCGAATTCTTAAAGTCCATGATGGCATCATCGCCGCTGTGGCGTCCGCATAGGTCAGTAGTGCCAGCGTAAAGCTCCTCTGCGTAAAGCGGAACCTCCACTCCCCAGACCTCGTCTACCTTAGACAAGCCCTTGGTGATAATCTGCTTGGTCATATGGACAGCAAAAATGTTGCCCGTAGGTTCTTTGCCTTCAAGGATATAGTCTTCGAGGTTTTTGTGTACGGCGTTGCCGTAATTGATAGAGCGTTTTACGATGGTGTCAGCCTCGGCGTTACCTACACGCGCTTTCCACTCTTTGAGGAAGGACATATCCTTGGTGCCGCTTAGGACTGTAGTGACTGATGGGACGCGGTTGCCAGCGGGCGTTAAGTAAACGCGGGGTCCGTCGGGGGATGTTTCTCTTACTAGTTCCTGATACTTATACCTGTCTACTATATTCATTAAGACATTATAGCATCTTACATGATAGAAGTCAAGCTAGAGTGGTATTACTGGACGTCTAAAGTCTTTTCGCCGATTAGCTTGTTATTCAAGTAAACCTTAACAATTAGGTCATCGGGAAAATGAACCGATCGGGCTGACCAGACTCGCGTATTGTCGCCTGGGATCTCAAACTCTTCCTCATAAACTTGTCGACCTCTTGACATCCAAACATGCTTTACTTTCGAGCCAGCCATGTTCACTATTTCTGTGTAAAAATATACCTGCTTGTTAATCGGGGTAGATGTTATTTGGTGCGGTTGAGATAGTCGGCTAGCTATTTGGTCAGAGAAGCCTAATAGAGTAGCTCCTTTCTGAGACATTTCCGCTAAACGTTGTTGTAGGTGTTGTAAAACAAATAAGTCTTTTTGAGTAGCTTGGTTGTTGTCTTTCTTCCATTGTAGCTCTTCTACTTGGCGTTGTGTCTCGATAATATAGGTATCAGTAATCGCAGTCTGATCGCTTGCGAAAACTAAGATCGGGAATAAAAGTAGTAGGAGTGCGAGTTTCATTGCAATTTGCTTAATTTGTCTTTGAGGTCCGAGAGGCGACGTTCTATGTTGGCGCGATTCGCATTATCTAAATCGGTTGCCTGGCCTGTTGCTTGTAAGTAGTCAAGCTCAACTAACTGATCTTCGTAACCAAGTTTTGCGACTGTCAATACTTCTTTCTGTACGGCCCGAATGTTGCTTTCTACTACAGCTTTTTCTACATATTTAGAATGATATGTGCTACCAAATTCATAGATGCCATAACCTGCACCAAAGACTGATAGTACGATTGCAATTATAATTTGCAACTTCTTTATATCAAAACTTACATTATCGCCGGTCATTATTGTGTCGCACCGCGTGGGTTCGGGTCATCAAATTTATCGTCGCGGTGGGCGCCGTCTCGGTCATAGCCGTCTTCATCGTAGCCGTCTTCGTCGGCGTCTACGTTCGATTCGCGTATTGCATCAATGCTATCTTGCATGGTCGTCATGCTACCGCCCAGGTATTCGCTGTTGTTGTCAAGTGCGCCCATAATATGCCCATACCAATAAGAACGTGCTGCGTGACGCTCGTCAGTTTGGTCGATAAGGTTGCCTGCTTCGTGCATTAGATTCTCGATTTGAGCCTTAATCTCTTCAAGCTCGTCTGCAATCTCTTCCATATCGTCTTCGCGATATTCGCGTAGAGGTGTGTTTTCTTCTACAGACTCTGGCTGATAATCGAGCATGCCATGTAGTTCTTGCATAACCCAGTTCCAAACAGCCTTCTGTTCTACCGTCGCACCCGCGACAGCAAATTTGTTATTGCCAGCGCCAATTAGGTTGTCAATAGCAATTTCCCATTGCTCGGGTGTTGCAGCCTCATTAATCTTTTCGACTGCCTCCATTAATTTTCTCATTTCATTCATGATACTTTCCTAGTCGTACTTATTAACGATGTCTGTAATCTGCGTCAGTGTCTCTCGCAGTTCGTTTAGCAACATCTGTGTATAATCTGGACGAGATTTGCTTTCTTCCGACGAAGCTTCTTGATATACGCGAAGTGTATCTTCTTCTAGTTGCTGCATGTCTTCGAGCATACTCTTTCTAATAGACTCGTTGTAATCATTCCCGACTTCTTCACCAACAACTTCGACTGATTCTTCGAAGTCGTCATCTCGACTAATGCCATAAAAATCTTCATCTTCCACTGTGTCGTCGTCAAAATCTTCATCGCCGAACCATTCTTCTCTCACAGCTAAATCGGCTACCTCGGCTTCTGACAAGTAGCTTAGTGCTGCATCTGCAACCTGCCGCGGACTAAGTATACCCTCGTCCATTAGCTGAATCACAGAGATTGTTGCATCTCTCGGACCAGGACTTTCGCTGATCTTGCTAACTGCTTCCTCGTTAACGACAGGCTCGTATGCATCAGAGAATAGTCCGTCATATTCATCAACAAATGATTCTTCTACTTCTTGCCCGTCTTCTTCATCGCGCAATATAACGTAGGTTCCACCGACCTTAATGACTGTCTGTAGATTTCCGCTATCATAATGAATGAACTGATCACCAACACTTGGTGGCTCAACCCATCGTCCATGTTCGCTGATCTTAGCAACTGCTTCCATTAATTTTCTCATTTCATTCATTGTATTAGTCCAATATAGCTGCGTTGTGTGGGTTGCGAAGGAGATAGTTGCCAGTACCGTTTGAGCCGGCCACGTATACCTTGCCGTCTTTTACTCGAGACACAGTTCGTATTTCGATATGCGCACCCGATGCTTGGCTGTAAGAACTCTTTGCCATTGCAATCTCTTGTCCTTCTTCATACGGATAGCCACGAACATCTACGGGTCCCTTTGCTTCAATAACTTGTTGCGCAGACTCGACCGCTTCCATTAATTTTCTCATTTCATTCATAATCGGTTACCAAATAATTTGCCACTGAATTGTATCAGCAGTAGCGGAGTTAGTTTGTGCGCGGATGTTGTAACCGAGCGATGTAAAATAGTCAAGCACGTATTGAATCTGATCTGCGTAAACTGCGTTGGTGCTCTGACCGATCAATACGTCATAATAATCTGATGGAATGGTTCCAAACGTGTTAGTGCCTATCGTAGCTGTGGCGGTAGCACCCGAACCACTTGAGGTTGGCGCTGCGGTAATAGTCATAATCGGTGCTGTATAGCCGCTGCCGCCAGTGACTACGTTGATCGCGGTAACTGCGCCGCCTGCGACGTTCACCGTAAACGTAGCGCCAACGCCTGTTGGGTCCGAGACTGTCGCCGTTGGATACAATGGAGCATAGCCGCTGCCGCCTTCTGTAATTACAATACCTGTAACTACGCCGCCTGCGGTAGTAACTGTGCCTGCAAATGCTAGGGCCGGTGTTAACCCGCCTGGGGCTGTTACGGTAACGGTTGCTACTGCTTGTTGATAGCCGCTGCCGGCGGTCGTAACAGTCACAGCAAGTATCTCACCGCTGCCGCCAACTGAGCTAACCGATGCTGTAGCACCCGTGCCATTCGGATGACTAATTGCAACTGGTGTGCCGCTTAGGTAACCTGAGCCGGGCGTATTTACGATGATCGCCGTTACTGAGCCTGCCGTTTGAATAACCGTTAATGCTGCACCCGTACCGCCTGCAAGGGCGCCGACGTTTGCTGCCGTTGGTGTTAAGTTAAAACCTGTGCCGATTCCTGTGGTCGAGACTTGTGCAATCGAAGTGCCAAGGAAGAACGGATCAACTCCTGCGGAGCCTACTGTAAATGTTAAGACTGCGCCAACTATTGTTTCGTTGTTGGTTCCTGGGGTTATTGCAAACCCGCTGCCGCCACCGCTTGAGCTAATTTGAATTCTCTGTACTGCTACTGCGCGGCTGCTTGTTCCAGAGGAGGTTACTGTAAATTCTGTTACGACACCGACTGCTACGGTATCTACCGTGATAATTGTGCCGTCGGACAAGGTGATCGTATCTAGTGCCGTATATCCTGATCCGCCTGAATCAAGTGTTCCG